TGGTTTGAGCATAGGCTTGCAACTCAGTTTTGACTGCACCACCAATTTCCTCTCTCGTTAGTCGAGATTGTTGGCTAGATTCTTCCCGATTTCGACCTAGCTCATGCCCAGTAAATCTTTCTATACGCTCAAACGCTTGATTGATTGGCGTGAGTATTTCTGAGGCGTTTCCACCAGTATTCTTTCTAAGCAATAAAATTAATTGCAAAACAAGAATTAAAAGCACCCCACATGCTATAACAATTTCCAATATAGACATCACATCAATCCATAATTATAAATATTTGATTAAAATATATATTCATAGATTGAATGTGGCAATAAAAAACCATAGTTAATGATCCAACCCACTTACAAACTTATCAAAATCATTATTTTTAGCACTGGCAGCACGGGTTGCTATAGCAATCGTTTTTAATCTTTGCGACTCACATCTTTGAGCCGCCTTTAGATACCCAGTAAAAGCACCATACGACATATTTAAAATATCATCTTGCCTGTGACCGTTTGAAATAAGACGCTGAAACGAATCAAACCAAGAATATTTCTTTTGATTTTCTCTTTGCTGTTTTTTCGGTTTTTCTTCCTTAAAATATGCTTCATTCACCTGAATGATTTTTAAAATCAGATCAGCAATAGCATCCTGATTCCCGATATGTTTTGAGAAAGTCTCTGGATCAAGTGAAGTGATTAAAGAACAAAGGCCCATGATCTGAATAATGCTTGTAAGAATAATTGGCTTGATTGTTTCTACTGAATAACTTTCCAATTGCTTTATCGGATCAGCAAAGTAAGCAAACTGGTTTAGATTCTTAATCTGTATCTGCTTAATCTCAATATTCTGATCAATGAATACATGCGGTAATGATTCATTGTTTAAAAGAAAAAAGTCATTCATAGAAAAAATCCTGAAATACAGGCACATGAGAAGCGGTTATAGCTTCGCAAGGACGCTAATGCGCCCCTGTGCCTGTAAGTATTGCTTAAACTGGTGCTGCAATCTGCACAACACGACCAAACAAGCCAAGACTTGAGTCGCTACCTTTCTCTGCATCAGATAATGCCATGCCGCTGATTTCATAAGAACCAAGTTTTTCATGAATCAATGGGAATGTAGCCGAAGCATCTTTTTTAGTACGCCACAACTTCACTTCGACTTTGCTATTGTCTACTGTGTTGATACCACGGAACGTAAGCTCGTACTCTTTGCTATCTTGGTCATTGATTGTAGTAACCGAAGCAGCACCTGCGGTAAAGTCAGCAGTTAATGGCATGGTTAAACCAGTTACATCACTTAGAGTTACTGTACCGAAAGGTGCATCAACTTTATATTTTGATGCATCAACAACAACTGGCGTTCCAGTTGAATCTTTGATAACTACATTCGACACATTGTAGCCACCCAAATCAACTTCTTGACCTACTGCAACCGTGCCAAGATTCTTGGCTGTCACTGTTCCGCCTGCAATTGCGGTTGCCTGACCATTAAGAATATAAGCAATATTTTCCTTGCTTGCTTCTTCCAAAGTACCTTTAAAATTTACGCTACGAGTTCTTGTCATCATAAAATCAGTAGTGCGTTGACCCGTTGTAGACTCTTGATGTTCGATCACATCGCCATCTAACTCGATCTCGAAATCTGGCGCATTCCCCACATGACGAGCTGCCCCAGCAACACCTGCAACAATCGGCGATAAGTACAATTTACCTTGCAACGAAATATACTGTTTAGCCATTGGCTTTTACCTCTTTTGTTAATTTTGGTTCTGTTTTGACTTCAATAATCAAACCATCGCTTAATAGTTTTTCGATCTGCACTTGTGGCAAATCCCCGATTGTGTCGCCCTTTGACCACGGGCCAACTGGTTTTAATGCTTTATATCGCTTGGACATAAGGACCTCAAAAGCTATTAATTAATTGACACTCGAACAAATACGGTAACCATAACTTGCCCGCTGCAGACATGTGCTGCACACCAGCATTTGCTCTCTTAAATTGTTTAAACCCTGCAGTTTGTGGGTTAAAACCTTGCATACGTTTTAAGATTTCTTGAATCATAGGACTGGCTGCATTACGGATCAGCGTTGTATCTTCAAGCTGTGAACCTGCTTCCTCAACACACAAAACGATAAGCCATTGCTGATAAACAATACTTGCTGAACCATTGCCTGCCGACTCACCCACTCGATCATCCACATAAATAACGCTAATTGATGGTGCAACCGCTGTAGACTCAAGCATGTCATCAACAGAAAAAGGCGTGTATACAGCTTGAATAGACTCAATGTCTTGCAGATGCGCTTTAATGATTGACTCAAGCGCAAAATAATTACTTGGCATCTTTTAATAAATCCTCCAAATAGCTCTCCATCGTAGTCAGCATATTCTGTGCATCATCTTCCGATACACCGAAAATTGGACGTGCAGGAACCGTGATTGATTTACGCTTTACCCAACCGCCCGTGGGAGTTTTAAAAACAAGATAAGGCTTATTCTTCGCTCTAATGGTTCCACCGTAGTGCATCAGCTTTGCATATAGAACATCAGTGAGAATTGAAACGCCATTTTTATTAAGTCGAGTACGGATTGAGTTTAATAATCGCCCCGTATCTCTTAATGTTTGGCCCTTCTGAGCAATTGCCCGCCATGATTTTTGCCAAGGTCTGCCATCTGGTGCTACACCTCGCTTAAAGCGGTCATGAACACCCTCAAGTAGAATATCGCCCAACTCGTCATAGAGGGCTTTATGGTCTCCTGCTTTCGCTTCTACTTTACGCAGCCAATCCTGAATCTTCTCTTGACCCTGAAAGTAAAACCCCTGTCTATCTGCCATGACCACCTCACTTGACGCTTGGCATCTTGTTTAAAACATCATCGCTAAAGACACCGCCACGATATGTAGTCCCAATTGGCATAGTGGTAGGTGATTTAGCAGCAGGCTTAACTTCTTGAGTTGTTGGATTTTTAACAAGTAAAACGTTTGTGCCTTTTGAAACGCCCCTTAGATAGCTCATCGCATCGTCATAACGTCTACGGACTTCTTCAGATGCTTTGCTTTTCCAGAGTAAATAACGGGCAATATCACAGACAAAGATTTTTATATTGTCAGGTGGGTATTCAAGAGGAACGGCATACTTAGCACCAATCCAACCGTCAATAATTGAGCCTGCATCTGCTATTGCAGCTTCAACAGACTCACCCCCCGCCAAATAACGCTCTAACTGTGATACTTCTGTCAGGCTGTAACGCTTCACCATGTCATCACGTGTTGCGTACATGGCAGCCACCGTTATGTAGTAGATTTTACCTTCACCAATGCTTTCGGCTTCAAGACAGTTGGCAGTTGGTTTGCTTGAACATGCAAATCAAAACCGCGATCAAAGTCTTTCGTGCGCTGCTTAGCGTAATAAGGCAATGCTGAGGTATTCACTGTTTCATTGAAGTCAGCAGGCGCTAATGCGGTTACAAATACATCTTGAGTACCGCGTGGGTATGCTGAACCTGTTTTTTCTGCATAAATCGGAGTTCCACCGACTGATTGGCGATTCACGATAAACTTAAGCCCACCAAATTCAAATCCTGATGAATTTGAGCGACCTAGCTTTTGTTCAGCAGCAGACCAGCCTAAGAAAACTTCACGGACGTTTTTATGAGCCACTAAAGCGTCATAAAACGCACGATCCACTTCAACTTCGATTGATGTATAGATTTCTTGGCCCAAGCCATCTTCAATTGCATCAATTACGTCTTGACACTTAGCAGCTACATTGGTTGTGGCTGTGCCTAAGTCAAAATCAATTTCAGTTTGTGTTACACCAAAATCAGTGAAGTAATTGATAATTGTTGAACCATCAGCATCAACAATAATTCCCTGTTTAGCTTTCAAGCGACGAAATGCAAGAGTTGTATCAATCTTGTTTTTCATTGCTTGTAAGCGGTCTAGTACTTTACCTTGCACAGTTTCAGCAGCTGTACTTCCAAATGCTCGCACACCCATTACATCTGACGCTAAAACAACATCTTCAAGCGGCATGTGTGGGATTGTCCATGACTTCGCAATACGAGAGCCCGAACTATTCTTAGGCGCTACACCACCCCAAGCAGTTGTCGGGACAAGAATATTAGTCTCTGTCATAAACTCAGCACCAAAGCTGTTTGTAGTGCCAGGGATTTGTCGGAACAATTCGATGTCCGATGGATTACCGATTCGAGTCGGTAAATTTGTAATAGCTAAAGATAATTCTTCTGTACTAAATACTGATTGATCTAATTCCATGTTTTAGCCCCTTTAAGCTGCACGAACTGGTGTAATGTGTAAAGCTTGTAGGCTTGCTAAAGCTTCTGTTTTTTTGGCGTTGCTTAAGCCTGATTTATAAATCAATGTGCCATCTACAAATCGAGCATCACGCGCAATAACTACACCTTTTGCTGTTTGACCCGCGCCTGTTGTCACTGCATCACCAATAAAGATGCCTGCTGCAACTTCATCAGTCGCACCAGCAAAGATTTGAACTTGACCGCTTGCGTTGTAAGAAATCACTGTGCCATTTGATAAGTCTTGACTAGCAGCAATGACTGCATTTTCACGACTTGGACGATGATTGCCCTCTAATTCCCATGCAATTACATCACTTACTGCTACATGGCTGTCTGTAACTGTTTGAACCATTTCTGCTTCCCCTTATTTGCGTTGTTTTGCTTGGTCTACGAGAGAACCAGCACCAAAGGTTTGTTTTTCATTTCCATCAGATTTCGCTTGATGGGTAAATAAATTGCTTGAGCCATTACTTGCAGGACTGTTTTTCCCTGAAAACTGACGCAATTGCTTAGCTGTGAATGAAAAACTTGCATCATCCATCGCCGTGTATGCTGCTTTATCTTCGGCACTAAATTGAGTTTTTAATTCAGTTTCCAGTGCTGCAATATCATCATTGCGCTTCTGTGCTTTAAACTGTTTAAGTTCAGTTTGTGCTGTGTCACGTTCTGTTTCTGCCTGTTTCAAGGCATCTTTTACTTGTTCTAATTCGGTCACGTTGGTGTCCTCTTGTGGATTGTTTGGATTGTGACTTGCTGCCACAGCCATGGTGTTTTCATCTGCACCCAAGGCACAAAACGAAACTTCTCTGATACGACCACCACGAAAAACTGTGATTGGTCCATGTAATAACTTGCCATTCACTGTTACGGTGTTGCCTGCTTGAATCTCGTCAATGCTTGACGGCTCAATGCGAACTGACATTTGCCACGGAAAGCCGTCATCTGAATCACTTGCCACCTGTGCGCCAAACTCATTACTAAGTAGGATTCCGCTAACAGTTAGACCTGTTTCATGGCTGATTGCATGGCTCTCA